TTACTTGCTCAAGAAGAAAATAAGCTTCTTTTTGAGTAATCTGATTTCCGGCACGCATATTTCTAATTTGATTGGTTTCTAAAGGAAAATCATTTACTACTCCTTGTTGAAGCCTTTCCCATGGCCATCTAATCTGCTCAAACAATCCCAGCTCATCCCGAGAGGTAATGACCGAAGCAGCTCTTCTATATTCTTGTACCATATGTTCTCTAGGAATATTTGTAACCATTTCCTGCATGATCGCAGAATGCAAGTCTCCTACTAATCGATCCCGCATTGCTACTTGAAACGCATCCCTTTGAAGAACATTTTCCTCCTGATCCCAGTTTTCCCTAGTCTTAGCTAAGACTCGCTGAAATTCTTCCGTAGTCCATGTTCGATCTGAAGCTAAAATTGTAGGGGCGGATAAGTAAATATCCCAAAGGTCTTCGCTCATTTGACCATCTTTTAGTTTTAAAACATCTACATCAACACCTTTTTCTTTTAAAGCCTCAATTAAATTGTCAGGAAGAAAGACCTCATCAGTCTCCTCATCTACTCTTGGTTTAAAGTGTTTTCTAAGGCTTACGAGCTGTTCGAAATCTTCTTTAGTTTTCTTTGTAAATGTTGTTAATAGATTAGGTAAATCAGGATTACTGAAGTTAGTATCTTGTAAGGCCCACCTAGTCATATGGAATAACTTATAACCAAGTGTTTCATCCCATGCCTTCTGTTCTTCTGCAGTAAAATCGGGATCCCACTCTTCATCCATAGCTAAAAGCTCTTCGCCCATTAAAAATAAGCCAGCACCTATTTTAATAAAGTTTTGAGTATTAGCTACTAGTTCCCTTGTTCCATTTATAAGAGGAAAGGGCTCATCGTCATCTGGTAAATTAGTTGCTTCCAGTAACTCTTGTTTTTGTTCGTCGGGTATGGGAACGTGTTGACCAGAAAAACCGCCAGCTGTTTGTTCAATCTCGTGTACAAGCTTAAAATAATCATTATAGGCTTGCTCATCGTCTGCACTGAGGCCATACACTCCTTGTCTGATTTGTATTAAACCAGTTTCCTCGTCTGTCTCTAACATATGTTTGGTAAGCCCCATAGGCAACTGATGATCTTGAGTCAGATCTCTATTCTGGATGTCGTATCTAATAGCAGCATTAAGATCTTCGGTATTCCCAAATGCTGTGAAAATTGGGTTAGTTTTATCTGTATGTCTGATAACTTCTAAGGCTGTCAAGGTTTTCTCGTAGCTATCAGGATTTTCGGGGTCGTAGTTTTGCTCGACTCTCCAAAGAGCGTTATCTATATTAGGTAGAGTATTATTCAACACCCTGCCAATACCTTGTAGTTGTTCAGGTGTCCAATTAATAGCTGCTTGACTAATCTGATCAGGAGAGTTTATCATTCCGAGCCTCCATCCCATAAGTTTAAGAGATCAAAGATATCTGTCATAAACCCCACGCTATCTAAAATATCTCTATTCCTATCGCGTTCCTCTTTAAGCCTATTTAACTCTTCTTCAAGCCTATCTCGCTCTGCTTTAAGACTTTCACTTTTCGTTGCTCTCACTTGATCTAGCTCTCTTTCCGTTTGCTGTACTCGCTTATCAATATCCTGTTGTTTTATAGCGGCTGCTTCGGCTTTTCGTATTCTTTCGTCCGCCTCAGCCCGTCTTCTTATTCTTTCAGCCCTATCCTCATTTGCCTGTTGAATGCTCATTTCTTTATTTATTTGATCCCACTCATCTTTTCTTTTCTTTGCTTCAGCAACTAAATTTTCTCTAGACATCTTAACCATAGAAGAAATGAGTTTTGTGGAATTCGAAACCAAAGAAGTCATCTGGTTGTAATAATTCGCGATGTTATTTTTATTAATTATGTATTGACCAAAATCAATCTTTTGTTCTGCCTGAGAAGTAAACACAGGCTCTATTGTAGGAGCTATAGGAGCAGCAATTTCTGAGCTCCGCTGATCAGGCTGTTGAATCGTCATCAATCATCCTCCTTGTTCTGGATAATAGCTCAGAGAAATAGGACCTAAAACTAATAATCTTATCTAAGGCTGAGGAGTCCTCTTCTTGACGCACCAGTTTTTCAATAGTATTATAGGTTAACTCATCACTGTTTCGCTGGGTAAGTGCATAGTCTCTAATAATATTTGTGTGGAACTCCCTAGGAAGATTCCCAATATTATCGAAAACCATTTCCTGGGTTTCTTCTCTGTCTTTCATAGATTTAGCTTGGGAAATACGATGAGCATTAGTTACTTTATTTTCAATAATAGGTTTGAGATCTTTAAACTCAATAAATGCCTGACGAAGATCTATGTTTTCTGGGTCGGTTATAGCACTAAGCGGAACATTCTTTCCATCTACGGGGATAGAAAACTGACCTTCTGAGACTCGAATGTCTTTATCGTGTCCCATTCTTAAGCCACGAAGATAATCTTCGGTATGGGCTTGGGCTGTCTTATCGGGATCAAGACCATCAAACGATTGATCAACCAAGCCATACTTTGTATTTAGGATAGCACCAATCCTAGCAGTCTCTTCGAGTTGTCCGTCCAAGATCCCTTTTTCTTTACTGAGTAATTCTAAGAACTGTCCATTATCCCACGCATAATCTGGTAAGATACGGGCAAGTTCCTTCATTTTCCACTCGCGTTCTTGTGGGGTTATCTTAGTGCTAATATCTTCAACAAGACTCATAAGAACCTTTTGTCTAGCAGCCTGAGGACCATCAGGATCTAAAGCCTCTAAAGTAGCGTAGTAATATTCCTTGTTATCAGACTGGATATCCCATGAATTTCCAATCTCTTTTTTCCACCTAGTCTGTAAAGTCTGGGCATCTAATTCCTTATTCTTTTCGAGAAAGTCTTCGGAATTAGAAATAAAAGACATTGCATATTCACTACGTAACTTTTCGTTCTTATTCTCAGCCGGAGAAATACCAGCCATGTCTCTTAGCATGTTTAAGTGTTGTAAACTCATTGGTACCACCCTAACATAGCATTCATTTCAGCATAGTCAGCCGCTCTATTAGCAGCAGCTACGCTTTCCTTCTGCTGCCCCGCTGCCATTCCAGCTGAAACTCCCGACAAGGCACCAGTCACAAGACCGGTAGTAAGAGCATTCTGCATAATACTAGAATCTGATTGTTGTACTAATTGTCCGGGGAAGAACTTTACTTGATCATTATACCCAAAATCCCTCTTAGCTAGAGTCTGTTCTTGTTTACGTTGAGCACTGATCATAGCGTTTTCTTGAGAGATCCGCCTATCCGTCAGACCTTTACGGCCCGTATTCAAGGCTTGGTTTAGAATAGCCTTAGATGTTCCACTATTGAGGCTCATGTTTCGAGAAGAGAGGGTTGTTTTGATTTGTTCGTTAGCTTTAGTGAAATTCCTTGAGAAATCTCCTGAGGCATTATCAAAATTATATTGTAACCAGAACTCTTCTTCTGCTCTAGCCTGATTAGCGGCTCTTGCAATATTCTTATTCTGCATCCACTTAGCAGCGTTAGCCTTAGCAATCTGTCTATTCTTTATCTGATTTTGCATCTTACGCTGAAATTCTTGCTCTTCAAACTGCGCTCTTTGAGCGGCGTTTTGAGCCTTCTGTTGCTGCCCTCCCATCACGGCAGAGAATAAGGCAGAGCCACCGGCCATTATACCCATCATAACACCCATTCTAAGCTCCTTATACAGCCCCTATGGGCATCCAATGTTTTATAGTACTCCAGTACCCCTGAGAATTCAAAGAGATCTCAGGGGATCCTAGGGCTTCTCACGGCCCATTTAGAAGGCGGGGGTTTATATCGACTACCGTAGACTGCTCCGGGGACCCCACCCCTCCATAAACCGGAGCGTCTGTTATCGTCTAACCACGTTTTTACCATGGCGTCCTTTTCAGCCTCTTGATTTCTATGGATAATAACATCAACATCTGTTGATAATAGATCCTTCCAGTGAGCTACAGCGGATGCTAGGACATCTACACGGTCATCCTTAGGCAGGGCTCCTCGCTTGTCAAATATCCTAGTAATCTGTTTTTGGTTTTCCTCCTGACACACAGCTTTCCTGTCCATTATAAGACGGTGTGAAGACATAACAGGCTCAAGGGACTCAATGATCCTAGTTTCCTTACGCCCAGTAACTCTGAAATCCTCTACAGCCACACGCCCACAGGTTTCCATGGCTATAGGCAGTAACAGTTGACAATACATAGCATCCCCAAAGTTAGACTCTACTCGGATCAGCTTTACCCCGTACTCGTAAGCTAGTCTGGAGATCTTCTTAAGAACTCCCTTCTCATAGCCACCGGGATAGCCGATCAATTCGTGAATGAATACATAGCCATTAGCAAATGAGGCAATACACACGGCTGTCTCATCCTCTCCGCGACCTGAGGGGTCAATATACATGACCCTAGCAGAATACTCCGTGTAATTATCCGATATCCACATTGGTTCATATACAATATCCCCCGATAAACCAAACGCTGGTATTCCTTTCATCGGTCTTGATTTTGCCCACACTACCTTTTCTGGGCAAGTATCTGGATGTACGTCTATAACTATCAGATCCGATAGACGCAAGGGATACTTCTCAAAGTCCGCTAAGGATGTATCTAGTTTGTAATGCAAAGCAAATAACTTGGGTCCAATCTTAGCCATACGTTCCATGAGTACTTCATCCGGGAATCTCTCAGGCTGCGTAGCTTGCCCCGGGTCTAGATTCAGACCTAATACCCACTCATCTACATCTTCAATTTCTGTAATATTAGATTTGTCGGGCATGACAGCGGGAAACTTCGTAACTTTATACCCAGACTTCAATTGATTATATAGAGAGTCTTTAATCTGGGGAGTACCTAAGAAAATCACACGTCCACCTACGTTTCTGATTTGCTCAAACTCAGAGACTTTATTAAATAACTTCTCTCTCGCAGCTGCAGTCTCGCAGTTACCTTCAATTTCAACATCATCGCCAATAACATAATCAGCATGAGAGCCCGTGATCTGAGAGGTAATACCTCTGGCGAAGCAAGACTTATCCTGACCAATCTTTGTCCGAGCTTCTACATTAAAAGCAAAGGCGTTATCTGTAGTGTGATCTCCGGGCTTCAGATGTTCACAGTAAGGCACTAGGTCTAAGATTCTTCGGGTCATAGAGATAAACTCAGTAGCCTTATTGCCCGTGGCAGATACGACCATGATTGTACAGTTAGGATCTTTTAATAGAAACCAGCTAGCTAAGCAAGCTGTAATGACAGACTTACCGAATCCTCGGCCTGCTTGGAGTTGCATATCTTTTGCAAAACTCTGCAACCTTTCGGCCATAGCATACTGGGCTGGCGTGGGCTCTCCGAGACCTAGGTACTTAAAACAAGCCCAAAGATGGTTCCGAAAATCTTCGAGCATTTCTTGAGGGATCTGAGTCATTCATTTCTTTCCTCGGTTACGAGCTCGGTTCTTACTGGGAGATTCCATAGTAGTTCCTCCGCTCTTGGTATGTGAGACATCCTTACCACCCTTGCCATCTACACCCTTAGCTCTTCGCTTCTTCTGAAGCTTAGCACGGTACTTCTTACGGGCTGGAGTGGAGTTATACTTTGTGTCGTACTTTGCTTTCTTAGCCTTAGACTTTGGATTCTTTCGGTAATTAGCAGCCGACTTTTTTACTTTCTTCATTGGTTTCC